CCGTGATTCCTCCCCAGACCGCCGCTGCCGTTTCCGATATCACGTTCCAGGTCGTTTGCAGGAATTCCGTGATTCCGCTCCACACAGTTTCCACCGTTTCTTTTATTCCGTTCCAGATTCCCCCGAAGAATTCCGTGATTCCTCCCCAGACCGCCGCTGCCGTTTCCGATATCGAATTCCAGGTCGTTTGCAGGAATTCCGTGATTCCTCCCCAAATAATTTCTGCGGCTTCCTTGATCTTATCCCAATTAGCTATAATTAACAGGACTCCGGCCGCTATGCCAAGAATCAAAGAACCTGTCGGACTGAAGATGACGGAAGCTATACTATTAAGAATAGGCCCAAGATTTGATACAAGTTCGATTGCTCCCCCCAGCAATTTTGAAAACAATCCGTCTTCTCCGGTAATTACGGCCATTCCTAAAATAATCTTTCCTGCAAGCGTTTCGAAGAGTCCATCTATGCAGCCTGAAAATACTTCCCACAAGACATTCCATACCGTTCCAAGTATCCCCATCCAGTCTATATTGGACAAGAATTCCCCGATTCCACGCGCAAGCCCTTCCCAATCCGTTTTTTGGGCTACTTCCTGAAATACTCCTAAAAGTTTCATTACGAAAGCGCTAAGAATCTTACCCGCTTCTTCCCAGTTAATCCCTTGTATCATATTATTTAATCCGGTGTAGATGCTGATTGCCATAGCTTCCCACGGTACAGACGCCGTAAAGTTTTTTAATCCCTGAAACGCATAATTAACCCCGTCCGCCAACATTGTTCCGATTCTGCTAAAATCAATGCTTTCAAATATTCTCTCAACAGTCCCGGCAAGCTCGGCCCCAAGTTCCTCCCATCCCGTCAATAACGTGTCAGGATTTATCCGGCACATATTTTCCAAAAAATCCTCTATCGTCCGCCAGGTATCCACGAACTCTTTTTCAAACGCTTTTCCAAGCTCATGACTGTTTATTTTATCTATCATTTCCATCGCACCTGCTTCCAGCTCTTTGAAAGCATCTTTGGTTGTCATTACCACAGAATGAATGCTTTTTCCTAATTTTTGTATTGTACTTTTCGCCTTCCCTACGGCCTCATCCATAGTTTTTGCCATTTTCTCCAGCGACTCCTTTAGTTTCTCAGAATCTATTTCCGCCATCGTTCCACCTCCTTCTTTATTATTTCAAAGCTTTTATCATAAGAAAACGGCGGGAACTGATTCCCTGCCGCCATCACATTTTGTCAGCAATTCCGCTGTTGACAACAACTTCTTTGACTCTCGCAGCATTTGCCAGTGTCCCCGGCGCCCGACTCATCCTTGCGGATATCAACTTCCTCATACCATGCATCCATATCCACGTCACCAGCTATTCCATTTACACGGCCCTTTGACGTATATTGCCACCCGATCATCCCGGGAAGCTGCGGCCGGTACTTTACATCCATCGCCCCCGTATTTTTCCCGTATCTGGCAATCCACAAAGGACAATCCAAATCCCCATATGGTTTAATATAATCTTTATAAAAATATGTGCCGGTATAAACTCCGAATGGCAGCCCAGCTCCTTCGACCACTGCTTTGTACGCGTGAATCAGGGCAACCAACGTTGCTCCCAGTTTCTTCTGGCAGTCGTCTTCCACATCAAGCCATACCATAGTCCGTCTTCCATTTAAAATCTCCAGAACTTTTCCCGCATCCGTTTCCGCCTTTTTTACGGTTGTTGCATAACTGTAATTATAAACCCCCTGTATCGGAATGCCCGCCTGTGTACACCCCTGCCAGTTGGTTTCAAACCGCTTATCCGGGTTTAAATCTTTTTTTATGATCTTAAGGATTGCGAATTCGATACCGCTTGCTCTTACCGCATTCCAATCTACGATGCCCTGATAAGACGACACATCGATGCCTGTTTTAAAATATTTTTTATCCATCCTGATCCTCGTTTTCCTTGCGTTTTCTGCTGATTCTGAAATTTGCCCCCATCGCTTCTAATCTCGCAACAAAAAGCTCTCTTTGTTTTTGCATTTCATTTTCCGTCATAGTTCCATTTTTATGATCCATTTCATAGAGCAGCGGCTTTTCTATATATTTGCCCTTCGCTCTCTTTGAAAAATTCCGTTCGATTGCTACCGATACTGCGGACAGAACGTACATTCCCATAATATGAAGCTGTGAATCCTGCTGTTGCAGCTGCATACGATACGCTTTTGCATACGGTTCCAGATCCGCCGGACAAGCCCAGTCAATATCATCCACCATAAATCCAAACTCTTTTGTCACCAGAAGCCAATACGGGCGTACTTCTTCACAGTATAGTTCCCAAGTCAATTCTTTTCCTGCATCTCCGCCGCGGTCTGCCTTCCCCGTTCCCTCTCTTCCGCTGCCTCCTGTTTTTTCTGTTCCTTCCGGAACAGTCCTTTTAAAAAACTATCTTGCAGCAATGCCTCCTGTAATTGATAAAAAAATGTCATAACATCGGCATCCTCGCTGTCCATATATTTCCCCGTCAGTGCAAAAGCTTTGTCCAGCTGTTCTTCCCGGCCTTCCCCTGTGTCATAATCATAGCGGAATTCCTCATGGCATACCTGCAGTCCCGCCAGCAGAAGTTCCGGCAGAAATAACAGCAAATCTTCCATTTTTTCCATATCCGCACCGCCGTCTCTTTTCACGGTTGCGCTCATCCTGACAAGCTTTGATATGATTCTGCTTTTCAATGTCGGCTTATATCCAAATTTAATATTGTATTCTCTTTCCCCGATTTTTAATTTCACAATCTTTTACCTTTCCCTTTCCAAAACCATTTGGCAGAAATGGGGCGGTATAGAAGCCGCCCCTTTTTCCATCACTGCTGCGCATCGCCCGTTGTAAAAGGCACCGTTGTCTCCATTCCGACAAATTCTTCAATCGTAAGATTCATCTCAACAATAAGCAGCTCATTCTGGTTCTTTTCCGGACTCGGAATCTTTGCCGGCGGCTGTGCCACAACAAACTCCGATTTGGAAAATCCCGGTATAATGGTTTCGAACCACATTCTTTTTCCGGTTCCTTTTGCAGCGTTGTATGCGGAAATAACGCCCTCCCACTCGTCAAGCGTTTCGCTTGTATAATTTACGCCTACGGGGAATGTGCCGCCGGTGTCGCCTCTTCCCTGAATATACCGGGAAACTAAATCTTCCAGAGCCGATGCGTCGATCTGCTCGCTTTCAATCGTAATCCCGCCGATTGAATTGATCCTGTGCAGCTGCGTAAATACCGTCGGTTTTACTCCTGCTGTGGTCTCCATACCATAGCCAAATGTGATTCCTAATGTGGAAATTCCTGATTCCATAACTCTTTCCTCCTTAAAATTAATATAAAAAATAAGAGCATTCCTGCTCCTAATTTTCTCTCTCGCTATGCGCAAACAAGAAAGACGCCGCCTACTTTTTCGCCTGTTTCCATACCTGGTTTACGCCTGTGCTGGCAAGGCCGCTGACAATTCCGATTGCGATTGCGTTCAGAATGTCATTTGCCGGGAAATCCGGCATGGCAAACATTCCCACAATCCCCAAAATACCGCCGCACACACCGGCAATCACCGGAATCGCTTCATCCTTGATTTCCGATACGCTCTTTACCCCCAATCCGATCAAATACGTGATCACCACGATTGCTAAAACGGTTCCGATTTGTGTAACATCCATTTTTCTTTTTCCTCCCTCATTCATCTGTTTTCCATTCTATTCCCGGCTGTCTTTTTCCCTTCTGCCTCTTTCACTCTCCTTCACATACCGTTGATACCGTTCTTCCGCCTCCATCCTTCTTATAACAATTTGCTCTACAATGGAAGTAAAACATTGTTCCCTGTAATTTGTCAGACCGCCCCGGTACACGCCCGCTTCCGCAATATCAAACTTTTTCAGCAGTTCACGCCTTGCCCTGCCTATCCTTAATTTCCACAGCCCTTTTTCTTTTATCTGACGCACTCTGTCCAGAGATATCCCCAGTTCCCCGGCGATTCTTGACATACTTTTGCAAGATACGAAAATATCTTTTATTATCCTGTTTTCCCTTTCCTCCGTATATTGCTCCACAATTTTCCACAGTTCGGTTTTTGAATATTCGGCATAAATTTTATTTACGGCTTCACTCTCAAGATCGAAGCCGTCTTGCAATGTCTCCGCAAGCGTCAGGCTCTTATCTTCCGTCAATGGCATGTCTAAGCTTCCCACACCCTGCATATAGCCTCTGATCTCCCTTACCTCTTCCGGTGAAATGCCCATCAAAACCGCTATTTCTCCATTCGCCGGCTCCCTTCCCTGCTCCTGCTCAAACCGTTCTATGACTCTTCTGCAACAGGTCATTTTTTGTCTTTTATGGCCGGGGATGCGCATCATAGAACCGCATTTTTCAATATAATTCCGAACCGACCGGAGTATCCAGAATTTTGCATAAGTGATAAACTGCACATTTTCAGACGTCTCATAGCGTTGTGCTGCTTCCCAAAGGCCAAAGTAACTTTCCTGCAAGATATCTTCCATAGGTTCATAAGCGGCGTATGGCTTTATAAATTTCTTAATCAACGGCAGATTATTTTCATGTAATGCCCGCATATTTTCTGCCACACAATAGCCGCTCTGGATTCTCTCAACAAGCGTTTCGTTCTCATGTACCATGCCGCAATGCACCTGCTTCCTTATTCCTCATCTGACGATCTTTGTTTTATTCTTCGAGTATAACTATACCGGTTTTTCCATGGGACATTCTAGGACGGGCGGAACAGATTTTCCTCTCCCAAATACAGATAACCGTATTTTTTCTCAAATTCCTGCAGAGCCTTTCCATGCAGCCTTGTAATCTGCCGGAAAGAATAGTGCAGACTTTCCGCAATCCTTTCCAATGTTTTTTTCTCTATATATCTCGCAAATAAAATATCATACGAAACCTCATCCTCCATACTGTCAATCTGTGAAACGATCAACTCCTTTTTACACACATATTCATCGATCATTTCATCAAGCCTACGCTCCATTTCTTCTATCTTGACGCATGATGTTCCGATTTTATCATTGTCCTCATCGGCCCTTTCCCTTCCCCGTATTTCGGAAAAGCTGTTCTCCAGTTCCCGAAGCTGGGATATTTCGGATACTTTGTTGCGTATCATTCGATTGCATCTGCTGATCTGTGATAAGTATTCTTTCGTTGTCATTTCCAAACCCTCCTGCTCTTATCGGTTCCGAAAATAAAAGCCCCAACACATCCGGCAGACTTTTCCGGTCTGCCGGATGTGCTGAGGCTCGAATCTCGCACATGATATTACAAGCCGGGCTGATGCCCGAACAGGCCGCTTATTTCCTTGCAGAAATCTTCGGCATATCATAACTGTGTTTCTCTGAATTTTATCTGACTTATTAATTTTTATTAATCTAACATATATTTATTTCCATGTCAACAATAATCATTTTATAACACAATTTTTGCGACAATCCATTTTTCATGGAAACACTGCCAAGCCATCGCACATAGTATAAACCATAAATAAAATTTTTTTGGAGGCAACACTATGAGTGATTTAACAGCAACAAACTGCGGCTGCGGCAATAGCAACAGATCCGGCGGCTGCGGATGCAATTCTATTCTTTGGATCCTTATCCTGCTCAGCTGCTG